CCTTAAATACCGCACCGCTTAACTTACTCCACGCCACCGGTGCTTGATAGTGCATCCAATGTGTTAATTCGTGTGATGCAGTAGGTATAATAATGTCAGATAGCTTGTCCATCGGGTCAACTCCTGCAAATATATCAATATACATTGTGTCGCCCGAAATGTCATAAGCTCCGTTAAACTTTGGCGAGTTTGCAACAAACACCAATTTCAGATTAGCCGCCTTTGCAAACCCTTCCATAAACACAATTGCTTTTTGCTGTCTTGGATGTAGTGTGTTCCATTTAACTGTACCTTTACCCTGAACACTAATGTCTGCATGATTTTTTTCAAAATTTCTATTGACAATTTCTTTAGGGTATGTTATATTTTTTATAGAACCATAGTTGGTTACACTCAACGGCAATTGCAGCCTATTCAGTGTTAACCAGTTATTGGTTCTTTTTTTATCAGGCTCAATATATAATATATCACTTGTGTCAATCATGTTTTGCGTTTGAGCTATATCTGCAGGATTGCTATTCTTTCTGCTATGAGTACTTACAACTTTAATTTCATTGAGAACTATCGTTTGTCTGCGATTTTTGGGTTGTAGCTCTAATACTGCCATAACAGGTAATCCATCACCGTCATACACCTCTCCAAACATAGTAATTCTGCTGTTTATGCTTTTTGACTGCATTACTATAACAGGATTTTCTATCAAATTAGGGATTTGCTTTAAAACTGTATCATTTAAATATTTATGCTTAGTTAATGTTTCATTTATCTTGCTTGTGTCCCATGTTATTTTTTGCTCTTTAACTCCAATACTTTTTAACGTATCCGAAGTTTTTCCGACAGTAAGGCTTTTTCTGTAGGGACGCCCTTCTTCAACCCACTTGTCATATTCTGACGCAAAATTATTATCTACTGAATATCTGGTATCAGGATTGTTTTTACTTTCTCCTGTTGCAACAGAATATTTTGGTTTTTTTCCCTTTCCGTCTTTCTTCCCTGCTTTTTCCGCTTCCTTAACGCTCTGTTCGCTTAACTTGCTTTGTCTTTCGCTTTTTCTGTCCTGAAATCCGTCCTTGTAGCTTTTTTCAAACTCTCTTAATAATTCATACTCACTCAAAGCAGAATGTAGGTCCTGCTCAATCCTAAGCACTTTTTCATAAGCTTTCTTACCTGCTTCCCCAAAGCTTTTTTTGACATCTTCCGCTTTTCTTGATGATTCTTTTTCTATGAGAACATCTTCTTCTGTAAATTCCGCATCCTCAACCTCTTCATCAAGAATAGATACATCAACACCGTCATCTTCCGGTTCGTATTCTTCCGCTTCGTAATCCTGCTCCGGTTCAACTTCGTTTAAAGTTTTATCCGAAACATTTTTATCACTTTTGCTTACACTATCATTGACAGCATTGTTATCGTGTGATATAATATTGTCAGTAGAGGATTTATCGTTAATAATTGCCAACCACGTATACAGTTGGGGATTCACTTGCGATAAGTCCTCTCTTTTATATTTTTCAGTTACACCCTCACCCGAAATTAAATTCTGTGCGTAATTATCGTCGGAGCTGAACATTGTCACAACAACATTGTAATCATCGTACTTTCCTCCGATATCCTTTGTACTGTTAAGCTCAACAGATATAATCCCATTATCACCTTTTTCTGTCGCAACCGTAGCGAAAAGATTTAATCTTCCGTTTGCAAGCTGTATAATTGCATCAGGAGCGTTCAAAAACTCCGGTAGCTTTTTAGCAATATCCACACCAAGATTATGATAATGCCCTTCGAAAACACCATTTTTCCTAACTGCAAGATACAACTTGTTGTAGTTGATTATCACTTTTAAATCTTTTGCTCCTTCAACATTATCAAGAATAACATCCGGGGTATTTTTTAACACCTCAACCGCAACTCTTTTTTCAGCCATTTCCTTTGCAGCTTCATCAGATACAGAAAGAATGCTGTCCACAGCACCGTTATAATCTTCAAGCAATTGACCGACAGGCATTGTTTCCTCTGTTTCAGCAACATTTTCAGGATTTTCCGTTCTTCTTTTATCCTCTGTAAAATACTTTTCCACAAAGTTGTTTGACATTTTCTTGATTATTGTTCCCGACTCAGATGTGACCTCAAATGTGGTGCTGTTTCCGACCTTGTCTATAACCTTATATGTCTTATTTTCTTCCGGGAAATAGAAGGTATCGCCTATTTGTATTTCCTGTTCAGAAAGAGAAACATCTGCACTTTCAGTAAATGCTTTTGGTGAAGCTTCCTTGCTTGTAACAGAGCTGAAATCTCCGCTCTTTATAGCTTTTGCCTGTTGTGAAAGATTTGTCTCATTTCTATATATGTAACTATGTGCAGAAGCTACAGAGCTTACCGCAGAGCTTATAATGCTTTTAAGGTTATTTCCCGCAGTTTCTACGATATTTGTCCCGGCTAAACTGTCAGGCACATTCCCGGTCAGAACATAATCAGAAAGAACCTCCGAAACATTGTTTGCCTTTTCTGCCAATACTCTGTACGCAAGACTGTTTCCATTTTCAAGTCCCTTTGCGTAGTTTTCTGCATAAGCTCTTACAAAATTGTCGCTTATTATACTGTCCCGGCTTGCCAATACTTCAAGATTTGCTCCGTATAAGCTGTAATAATCTGTGGTATTTTCTTTTGCCGACTCGGAATTAAGCAAGCCTTCTGACCTTTCCACCAAATTATTGTTTGCTCTTAATACACTTGCTACCGTCTTGTCTGTTTTAGTTAAGGCATCCAATGAAGTCTCAAGCTCTGCGGCAGAGGTAACAATTGCTTGTCTATGTTTTTCCGCTACGTCATCAAGAATCAATTCGTTTTCTAATGTCTTCACAGTCTCGCTTGCTGTTTCGGGTGCATATTTTGTAGCATTGTTTATTTTTTCGGATTCTATTCTGCTTTTTTCTCCCATATTAAGAACAAGTTGTCTTACAAGGTCTTTTTTGCTTACTTCTTTTTTCTTGCTCAACTCCTTTGCATTCTCACAAGCTCTTGATTTCTTGTCGTATTCCAGACCGGTCTTTATAATACTTTCTTTTTCTTCGACAATATCTCCGTAATTATCCAACGTAGATATTACAGCATAAGCATATTCATTTCCAAAATCTTCAAGGTCTTGTTGTCTTTCTTCAATTTCCTGCTCACTTGCATTTATTTTTAAAAGCTCAAATCTTAATTCTTCATTGTCTACTTGGGTGTTTAAGCTTTCTGATACTTTGTTTAAAGTTTCTACAGTCTTTTTTCTGTTGCTTCTGGTTATTGGCATAGTAGAAACATTCATAATTCCCGAAACAAGTATTCCGCTCATTCCGCTTTCAAAAACTTCTTTAGCTGTAGGTAACGGTACATTCTTGTCAACTCCTGTAATACGGCTTATCCCCGGTTCTGCAAAAGTCATAATCATTTCTTCCACACCTTCTGTAGCTACATTGACAAACTTTCTTGCAGTTCTGTTTTTTATTTTAAAATCAATCAAAGCTTCTCCAATATCTGTGCCGGCAAACCCACCAAAAATTTGTTCTGTTAGATTTTCTGCCAATGCATTAAGAGTTCCATAAGCAACAGCCTTGTCTGCATCTCCTGTTTTTCTGTATGCATTGCTTGCTGATGAACCAAATGTACTCGCCATAAAAACCAGACTTGATGGTTTTGTCATGTTGTTTATAATCTTACCGGCTTTTGTTGTCGGCTCCACTACCTTGTGAGTTATTTTCATTCCTGTTGTTGCAAATTTAGCTTCTAACCACGGTGATATTCCTGTAGTTGCAAATTCTGCAACAATAGGAGCTGCCATATTCCCTGCACTTTCAAAAGCACTTCCGGTAAACTTTAAAAGTCCACTATCTACCATATTATCAAGCTTTTCGGAAGCTTTTTCAGAAAGAGTTTTTTTATCTAATATTTCACCTACCTGATTTTCCATTTCTTCAGCCGCTTTGTCTGCACCAACTAAATCAAGAGCTTTCCCGGTTATCCATTTTGGAGCCACTCTCACAGTCTTTATAATGTCTTCTACCGACCCGGTCGCTCCAACTGTCGCTTTACCAAGATAATACCCGACCGTTCTGAATGGATGTGCTATTATTTCAGCACCCATCTTTTTGTATTCTTCATCTATCTGTTTTTTTATTTTGTCCGCTTCTTTTTGCTGTTCATTTAACACATAGTCAAAAAGGTATTGTCCATCTTTAATCTCCTGCTCCGTGGCTATGTATTTCCCATTGCCGTCTCTATTTGGATTAAATCCGTGTTGATTAGTTCCGGGAGGTGCTTGTTTTTCAAAATGATTGTGTTCTTTTGCCCATTTTCTCATAGCATCCATATCGAACTCTGCAGGGTCTATTCCATATCTTGCAAACACCGGGTCACTCTTTATACGTTCTTCTTTTGCCTTTTTATTTGCATATTCCGTATAATTACTTATTGCTTTTTTCTCAGCATCGCTCATGTTTGTCTGGTCAGGGGTTTTTCCTTCACTCCATGCCTTTGCAGTATTATAACTTATTTTTCCAAACTCCGTTCCATCTTCATGTTTTAATGGCACACTGGCATAATTTGCATATCTTTTTAACGTAACCGCTTCTTTTGCACTCGTCGGTTTAAGCTCTTCAAGAGCTTTTCCGTTCACCATGTCCTCATATAGGCTGTATCTTATATACCCATGATTCACACCGTCGTTTGTTGTAAGAGGAATCCCCTCATAATTCAAAAACTTATTGATGGTATTCTTTTCTTCATCATCTTTTGGTTGATATTCCCTTAACCGTCCTTCTTCCAAAGCCTTTGCCGCACTATAACTTACAGTTCCAAATTTTTTTCCATTAGCTTCAGGCAGCTCAAATCTTGCGTTTGTTATATATTCAAGCTTTTTCCCATTGTTAGCACTTGTTACTGCACCTTCTGCAACAGCATTAAGAACATTTTCTTTTCTTTCTTGCTTATATCTTGCTTCTCTTTCCTTTTTTGCCTTTTCATATTCGCTTTTTTTTACTTTCTTTATAGCCATTTTTACACCTCTTTTACGGGATTTTTTTGTGTGCCTTTCTAAAAAAGAGAGGCACACTGTTTTAAAATGTAAATAGTTTTAATTATCCTGATGTTTTACCCACTATCTGAACTCCTGCTGATGCATCTTCCGGGTCTACATTTTCTATCAAGCCCATAATTTCCGAAACCCTTTTCGCGTCTTCTAACACGGCAGTAAGTATTTTTCTTATTTCTTCCTGGTCAAGTCCGGTCCAGTTGTTTCCAGTCAAGTTATTTCCATCACTTGCTGAATTTTCAACCAGATATGACACGAAGCTATCCACACTTCCGCTATCTCCATACTGTTTAAAATAATTATTGACAATCTTTTTAGCATTATCTGTTACATACTCATTTTCATCCCATCCGGTCGGCTTTGTCACTATTTCAACAGCTTCATCTTCTTCATCGCTGTCACTTCCAAAATACTCGTTATATGTATCAATTCCATATTTATCTATTATGTATTTTTGCACACCTGCCTCTGTATATCCGTTTTCATTCAGATATTTTTCAAGGTCTAATGTCTTGAGTCCAACCTCTTTTTCCATTTCTGCAATGGCTGTTTGCGTATCGGCATCAAGCTGACCTATAAATTTCTGTACTTCAGCTTCTGTGGTTGCAATATTTTCATTAGACTTATACCCTGCCATCGCAATTTCTTTCGCATCTGCAAGGCTTGCCTTATCAAGCTTAAATCCTGCTGTTTCCCAAGGATATGCTTTTGTCCCTCCTGCATACTGTGAATATTCAGGAAGTGATGTCTTTTTGTCTCTTGCTCTTGATAACCAGCTCAAAGCAAGCTGAATCGATTGTCTTTTACCTTCATCTGTAGTGTTTTCAAGCTCTTTTTCAAGCTCGTTAATCCTTGCCTGATAATCAAAGTCAAGGTTTTTAACATTGCCGTTTTCGTCAAGGAATACATTGTATTCGTCAGAAATCTTCGGTGTAACAAGTCCCGTAATTTCAGACTTGCGTGCTTCGGTTTCAACATTCATGCTATCTGCTTCTGCATCAGTCAGCTTGTTCTGGTTAAGGTTATTGTATATAAGCTGTGCATTGTCGCTCATCTGCTGTGCTGTTCCCTGTCCAAGATTATAGTTGTTATTCAATGCACTGTATTCATTTGCGTTCTGCGAATCAATACTCTTTAATGTATCCATAATATTGTTCATTCTGTTCTGATATTCAGCAATTACCGCATCCGCTCCGGCAGATGTATATGCAAGTTGCTGTCTTGCTCTGTTTGCCGCAGAGAAGCTGTCAATATTTCCGCCATTTGCCGAAGCTCCCTCTGCTATGGCATTACCCCCGGCAACTCCGCCCATATAATTAAACTTATCCATAATGGTCTTTGCAGCATTTGTCTTGAATACATCTGCATTCTGCTGACTGCTTATAAAGTCATCTTTTCTTTTCCGCTGTTCTTCTCCTGTGTTCATTATATAGTCTCTGTTACCTCAATAGTCTTTGCCTAACGTATCTAATAACTTGTTTGAAGAATAAACCGCTTGTTTTGCCATGTCTGTTTCGGGTGGTGTTATTCCGCTATCGGAAACATAATTATCCCATACATTATCTAACGCTGAAGAATCCCAATAAGACACTCCGTCCACAATCCCTGCTGGCTTTCCAATGTTTTTTCCTGCAAATGTAACTTCTCCGGTATCAGCATCATAGCTTGTCAGATTGTCAATGTCCCGGCTTGTTAACCCAAAAGCTTTCCCTTTTTCATACATATATGGTCTGAATGCATTTCTTCCCATCTTGGTCTGAAATGTCTCCATGTACTTTTTTGCATTGCTGTAGTCTCTGCTCTCTAAATTGCTTGCCAATGTTCCATACCCCAGGTCTTTTAGTTTCTGATAATATTGCTGTGCATTCTGTGCGTAATAATCCTGTGCAGGCTTTCCGTTAATTTTGTGCTTGACATTCCCTGCAATCTGCCAATTTGATTTATTTTTCAGGATTTCTTCTGCCGCTTTTTTTGCCTGTTCCCATGTATTTGCCAATGTAATCACTCTCCTTAATATTTGCTCGTGTCAATAAATCCTATCAGTCCGTACCCGAACTTCGGACTTCCGTTTATGATTTCGTCCTTGCTTGCCGATTTCAATGTTCCTATCGTTCCGTTGTTATAATATGACGTTCCGCCTTCTGTGTAATATACCGTATCCCCTACAACATCTTCAATAAATATCACATGTCCGTACTTCTTGCCTCCCGATGATAGCCCACTCTGATATGATGCAATAGTGTTTGGTTTGATATTTTGCTTGTTTGGTGCAAGCTTTGCCGAATCCTTTGCGTTATACCACATCTGATTTCCGTTTCCTAAAGCCCCTGTGTCTTTCCCTATCTTTTGCTTCATTCTTCCCCTTACATACCATACACATTGCCCTTTTGCGGCAGAATTGTTATACCCCGATACATCTGCTACCTTTTCTCCTACTTTTAAAGCTCTGCCCGATGATGTGTTTTGCTTTGTTTGCGTCTGATTATTGGTAAGCAATGCCAAAACATCATTTCGCTCGTTCATAAACCTTTTCTTAACACCCTCTTGAACAGCCGATGACGAACTTTTAAAGAAATTCTTGTAGTTTGCAATCTTCTTGTCATAAGAGGCATTAATAATGTCTTTATCACTCATGCCGGCAGAAACATTTCCAAGAGCCTTTAGCCCCAGCTCACCTGTTCCAAACTGTACCGCTGTTGAATATATAAGCTCACGAAGGGCAGGTGACTTTGTGTAATCAACTCCTGTTTTTTGCTTTGCAAGGTTTGCCAGGGGCACAGCAAAGTTTTCATAGGTAAATTGTTTCTGAAGCTTTGTAAAGCTGTCGCCAAATTCAGAAAATGTCTTTTTCCATGCATTGGTAAACCCGTCTGTCCCTGCCTTATAATTACCGAAATTGCTCCCCATCTTTGTGTCCTTGCCTTTAAGCCACGAAACAAACTTGTCTGCACTCCCCGAACCGGTATTGAATTGAGATATTCCATAACCTAATCCCCCATTGTCCGGTGCAACTGTTCCGCCATTTCCACCGCTCTCATACTTGGCAGAGATAAAGCCTATATCATCTATATTGTTGTCGGTTAAATTATCTCCAAAAACCTTTCCGCCATTCCATTCAACCTTGCTTTGATTGTCTGTAGCTTGCACAGTGCTTGTCAGCCCTGTTGCCCGGTTAATATAATTTTTTGTTCTGTCATTAACCTTTGTGCTGTCCATAAGCTTTTGATAGTTGATGTAAGGATTCACAAGCTCACCGTTTTTCTTTAAAAACGGATTAAGTGTTTGATTCCCATACATCTTGTCAACCTTCCGGCTTAACTGATTATTGTTTTGCTCATCTTTTCCAAACAATTTGTTTATGTAATTAAGAGCCAATATCTTCACCTCTTCCTTTTAAATAAGGGCGGTTTTGCCGCCCCTATTTTCACCTTTTATTCGCTATTTTTTTAAGCATCCAATAGCATGAACTGTTCTCGTTCATTGCTCTTGTTAAATCATTAACTGCTTTGTCCCTATTTGTTATTTCAATCTGCTGTGCCAATTCCCACACAATGTCATTTGGTGTTGTAAGCTCTGCGTTCCCTGTGCTCAATCCAAATCCCGATATAATTCCGTTTGCAACGGCTAAAGCTATGTCATAAGCCTTGTTTTTCCATATTGCCATATCAGATGTGCTGTCAATAAAACAAGTCTCTAACAGGGCATAGTCCTTTCCTTTTCTGAATATAACATTCATATTTTGCAGATTATCTCTTCTTTTAACCCCTCTGTTTTTAAAACCCAGTGCCGATACGTTTTTAAGAATATTCTCTTCCACCGAAACTCCCTTTTGATTTTCATGCACAAGAATTTCTGTTCCTTCTCCGCCCCCGGCATTAAAATGCACTTCGAATATATAGCGGTACGGTGAAAAGTTAAATATTTCTCCGTTTTTCAAATATTTGTACATATTCTTTGTCGGGTCAAACACAGTAACCTCGGCATAATTTTTCAAGATACTCTGAATCATACTCACCAAGTGCCGTGCCTGTTCTGCTTCCTTATACCCATTTCCGCAAGCTCCGGGGTCACCTTGTCCATGTCCTGCAATTAAAAGAATTTTCATCATAACACACCGTCCAGCTTTAATTGGTTAATATAGTTCTTTACTCCGTTCTCGTTTCCCTGTTCTGCCATGTCGCAAATGACTTTTATATCGGTATCTTTCCCCTTAACTCTTAATGCCGTAATCTCTTCGTAGTTGTCAAATAAACACTTATACGCCTTTCTAAGCTCTTCTGAATATCCTTTCTTATTGCCTACATAGTCGTAAGCAACACTTATATCCACGTCTTTTTCCTTTGCCTCGTCCAAAATCTTTTTTACTAATTCATACATCATAATCTTTTCCTCCTTAATTATCTTTTTTTATATTTATTATCTGCTTAAATGCCTGATGTAGTCCCGTTGAAGCTAATCCTGTTACCATTCCGCTTGTTATCAGCTCAATTGATATCTTCCAATCAGCTATGCAGGCAATCACCGCACCCAAAACCGCAAGCACAGTCGGTATAACCTTGTTGTCAAGGTCTTTTATCCAATGCTTTAGTATGTACCCTACCGATAAACATATCACCATTACCAATGGCATATATAAATTTGTAATAAATGTTAAATCCATCTTTCATCATCCTTTCTTAAAATCCTAATCTTATCATCATGTATCCTATCACCGCACCAACTATAGCAAACACCACCTTGTCCACCACACCATCCCACCTTTGCCCTGGCTTTCCGGTCAGAATTTTCACATCATTTTTTATTTCCTTCACATCGTTTTCCACACGTTCCTCTTTTATTGCCAGAGCTTTTACAGTTCCTACCAACTCATCTAAGTCATCCTGACGTTTTTCCATCTCGTCAATCCGCCTTGTATTGGATTTTGACCGTTGCTCCATTTCTGTCATTCTCTTTTCATGCTCCAAGTCCATCTTTATCCCTCACTTTCTTTTCTACCCGTTCTTATAATTTAGTACAAATATTTCTCAATACCGCATCCGCAATCTGCATATACCCTGATTCTGCCGGGTGAACACCGTTTCCGCTAAATGGTATTTTAGTAGTGTTTCTGATATTTACCTCACGTTGCCATGTCGGCATATTATATTCTGTATCAAATTGCCCTGCTATATTGACATATTCCATATTATATCCATTACTTTTGTATTCTTCACAAATTTCTGTATACCATTTTTGCAAATTCCATACGTGCTGGACAGCTTTCCAATAATTCAATGTTACGCCGAAATCTCTACCCAAGCCATCACGTGAAGGAAGATTTAAGCCTAAAAGTGTAATCTTACAATTCGGATATCCTGTTTCTTCAGCTAACAAACTATCCAAGAACTTACGGCAATCGGCTTTGTATGTTGTTTCTTCTGCATTTGAATTGTTCCAACCAAGTAATATAACGGCGTGAGTGATACCGGCATTTACTAACTCCGGATTATAAGTTTCTACATATTTTTTAAAATTATTTTTTACGATATATTCAGATCCTAAATCAGCATCCCAAAAATAATTAGGTTCGTCATCGTTTTTTTGTGCCATTGTATAATATCCGAAAGTCCACCCCCCCGTACCTTCAAAATGAGTGGTTATATTATCTGATTCTTTTGTTTTTCTTCCAACAAAAGATATATTATCCAAACCGTAGCCTATAGGTGTGCCGTCTGTAGTTACTAAACGTCTATGTAATTCATGTGCCCATTCGCCGCCAGCGACCATAGACGCCCCCATACATAAAATATTAACCGGTTCGGGAATAGAACTCGGCTTAGCTATAATGTTAAATATAACCGACTGTTCATCACATAAATTGCCGAGATTATCTCTTAATCTAATTATTACGGTCTTTTCCCCAACGTGATCTTCATCCGGAGTAAATTCATATTTTCGAGCGTAGTTATTGCCATAATTTCCACCGCCTACAAATGAAAATTCTAAATCGTATATATCAGGATTTATACAGTTAATAACCCCTTTTTTAAATAGCTCAAATGTGTCCCCCACAACAAGGTCAAATTTTTCAGGTAACATTAGTGTTGCATTTCCTATATTTGAAAGCTTATCCACCACATCAGCAAGGTTATCTCCAACCGCTTTTGCATCTGCAAACCTGCCTTCTTTTGTTAAAGTAGCATCAATCATTTGAGAATAGTCTTTTATTGCTTTCGTAAAGAAAAGGAAATCGGAAGATACTACTTTTGTTACACCACTACTCCTATAGTCTATATTTTCAAGTGCTCCAGATAGTGTGTAATATGTGACATAAGCATAGTCGTCTCTATTTGGGGATTTTTCGCAGTTTATATCAAAAAATATACTATCCGCATTTCTTGATAATCCAATCGTAATTCCTGTACCATCTGCCTTTGGCAGTGTTCTGATACCTAACAAAAAACCTTCTTCATCGGACGTTAAACCAAGTTTTTCGGATAAAAACGTTTTTGTAATAGGATTAGGAAAAATAAATGAATATCCTTTTTCATTTCCTTTTGAAATAACTTTTGTTGTGCAACTGTGTTTAGAAACGCTACCAGTCGGGTATATGACGTTGCTGTTAATTTTGCGGAAGTCAATCTCTATTTCCACCTCTGTGCCAGCAGGTGCTTGGCTATTATAGAATTGTGCACCGCTATCATATACGCCATAAATAACCCCTCTATTACCGAACATAGCTCCTAACGTCATATACTGCGTAAAGCCATATAACCCGCTTGCCATTCGCGTTTCAGTCGTTGCTGTAGCTCCCTCTTTCAGTGTGCTATTACCTACGGCTTCGTCAGGTATTATCTCACATGGAAGGTATTGTTCATATTCATTAGCCTGTTTCCACGTATATACACCTTCCTCAACCTTAACGCACTTATATATTTCATGCCCTTCAGAATCAACATCCATACCCAACATACCCACAGCTCCTTCGGTTGCTGTTGTTGGAGCTCCGTGTAAAATGATACAAGGTATCTGTTTTGCCTCTTTGCCAAGTAAATTAAAATGTTCTATGTAATTCATATTTATTTCCTCCTTACGCAAATGTTAAAACATTATTTTCAATATTTGTTGTATAAATATTTCTTGCTTGTGTGATACTTAAAACATCACCAATAATAGATGCCGAAAGCACAGAACCCAGACTGCTATTCTCAAAAAGCGACAAAACACCGTTTTCAACCTTTGTTTCTGCATAAGCCACATAATCCGAACCACCGCCCTCGAAATTGGCTAATTGCTCTGATATATATTTTATAAGTGAATCCTTCATAACTCTTATAGCTTCGGTCACATATGCTTTTGTAGCTTCCACGCTAAAATATGGTGCAGTTTCAGTAACTTCATCTTCTGTTATAACTTTATTTGAAACATCTTCTTTAGCTTCTAACATTGGCATTAAATTGTTCATTATTTCATCTACATCTGATTGAGTTATAAAACGTGAACTATCCGTCCAATCTCCATCATTGTTTTTAATTCTCGCTGCAAGTTTGTCTCCATCTAATAATATTTGTCTGATTACAGTTGACATTGATGCTGTAAATAATATAGTATAAGTGCCATTACTGCCTTCTATGCGATATATTCCAGTTGCCAAATTCCCTTCATTAGCTTCATCCCATGTAATAATAGGAATAGTAGTAGTTAAATCATCAATGGTCTGTTTTAGCGACAGCATCTCGTCAAACACCGCCATAGTGCTCGGTATTTTGTCCATTCTCGGCTCATTCAAGTCCTGTACGATATGTTCTTCAATTATCTGATAAATCTTCATATCGGTCATTGCCGCACTCCAATAAGTGCCGTCATCTTCTGCGACTATTATTTTGTTGGAAACCTTTTCACGGCTTTTTTCAAGCTCTTCAATGCCTGCATAAGCTTCATCAACCATTTCATCCGTATAAGTTTTCAGTTCATTTTTTGTTTTTTCTAACTGTTGTTTCCCTGTCAAAATATCACTTTCTGCCGCATTCAATCTGTCTCCGTATCTTTCTTCCAATATATCCGAAATACTTGCCAAATCATCCTCTTCAAGCTGTCCCAGAAACCCCTTTTTCTTCGATAAATTCCCATTCATCTTCATCACCGCCTAACACATGATTACTCTTATATTTACACGCTTTTCCGCATCTGTTGTGTTTTCTATCTTTATAAAGCTTGTAGTCTTGTTTACTTCATCATATGGATTTATTTTCTGCCATATAGTGTCCGCATTTTCAGGTCTTGACGAAATCGTTGCATATAGCGTAATTCCGTTTTCATATGCAAATCCGATGTCATTTACTCCTCTTTTGTTAGAGGCTACTGATGGGATTTTTAGCAATATTGTATTCTTTGCAGGAATACTTTTTTCAAAAACATAGTTAAATCCGTTCTGACCCTTTTTAAAATCATATATCTTCATTATGAATCACCGTCTTTCTTCTTTTCTGTGTATCCTATCTTTTTTAAGAAACTGCTTGAAAAGTTGTTCTCATCAAGCTCATATATCTGATTTCTATATGATTGCTTGAATTTCAGCATTGCATCTTCAAGCTCTTTTATCCTTAACTCCAGTTCCTCAACCTTGTTCATAGCATTCTCCTTTTTTATCCTTGCCTTATCTTTCGAATCTTTTCAGCCTGCACTCTTTATTTCTTGCTTCCCTTGCCTAAAGCAATACTGTCAACTTAAGGGCTTTAAGCCTTCCCCCTTGTGGGAAAGAGTGACCGCTTGCCCTCCGGCTCTTGACTCCCTTGCCTAAAGGGAGGGGGGCCGCTTGCGGTGGAGGGATTTTCTTCTCAAATTCGCAAACGTTTTCCAATTTGTCATCCCGATATATTCTTGTCTCCACCGCCTGTAATTCCCACTTCCATCTGGTATAGCTTTGAAAATCCTTTCCCTTCTATCCTTATTTTGAACCCATAATTTGCAGTTTTCCTCGGAATCACCCTTATCGGCAACTTAACTTCTTTTTCTGTGTCGTTTTTCTTCTCAAATATCTTGTGCGATGTTTCCGGGTTGAATTCCTCGTCATCATATAATATGTATGCTTTTAACTCACTTCCCGGTGCAATATCGCACAGCATCTGTACTTTTTGAATGTGCTTTATGTCCACCGAATTGTTTGTGAAGAAATCGGTTTCAATGTACCACTCGTGGCTATAGTCTTTTGTATCAAGTCTAAATACTTTCCCTGATGATGTAAGTCCATAAAACCCATCATCACTTTTTGTAAACCCTACAAATTCAATCTGTTGTGTGATTTCAAAAGTATCACCTTCATTTTCTCCCGGAACAGTTATTGTCTCTGTCCCCACATCTTCTTCTGCCCATAACCCCGTCAAGCTGTCATACACAAACAACCTTCCTTTCGCCTCATCGTTAATTTCTGCCGACATATAAAACTTTCGTCCGTCAGTTCCCGTAACAACAGAATTAACCTTTTCAATGTTCAGCTTGTATCCAATGTCTTTTAATGATGTTCCGTTATACATCTTTACACCGTCATGTGAAACAAATATAAGATAATTTCCTACAACTTGTATCCCCTTTTGACTTACTGCTCCCACAGAAAATATTTCGTTTATTCTGAACGGATTTTTTGTGTTTATAATCTCTAAAGTGCTGTTTTCTTTAAACACAAATACACTACCGCCATAAGCAATAATACCCACATTTCTTCCTCCGTCAGAGCTTTGTGTGGAACTCATCCACGCATTCTCGGCAGAATAGCTGTCCGCAGTATCCAAATTCCAGTTTGCATAGTTGTTATATCCGCTTGCAAATACTCTTCCTTCGTCAATTCCAAAAAGTCTTTGATGTGCTATACAGACATTTGATGTTTTAGGAAATGGTTCTATGTGTTTTTCTTGTCTTATCAAATATTCTGATGACGCCCTTTTTTCTTTAGTCCCTGATGACGTTTCGAAATAATACACCCAAGGATAGAAACTTGTTACGGTAAAATCTTTATCATTTGCATCATAGTCTGAATAATACGCCATTTCTCTTTCTCCAAGTTCTTCCGCATAAGAGAAATAATACTGCGATTTTTGGTCTCCGCATCTTTCATTTACATAATCACGAAAAGCAATCGCTCCTTCTTTTGTCATCTTGTTGTCAGACCCCCAGTATTCAGGGTTGTCAAATTTTCTGTCAAGAACAACTCTTTTATCCATTTCCGCACTATATCCGGCAGGAATCATCAACAATGCATCAAACACACCTATATTTGTAATATCAGCATAATTCACAAATCCTTGAAAGCTTATTGAATCACCTTCAAAAATCGAATCACACTGTGTTCTTCCCACTGATAATCTTCCTATTCTTAATCCGTTTTTATATATTGAATAACGATAGTTTCTTACAGTTTCATAATCATAATACTTTACACTTCCCCCCGAATATACCGTACAATCAGTCGGCTCTAATGTATCATAAAAACTGATTATTATTGTTTCTTCATTGTAATTCGTTATTCCTGTTATTTTTTCATCTGATATTACTTCTACACCTATTGTGTAAAACTTTTCTTCTCCTGTGGGGTTTTCTTTATCATAAACAATTTCCTGAGTGTAGTAAGTACGCCATCTATTATTGCTTACAGGCGTATCCCCCTTTTTTTTCAAACCATCATTTGCAATTTCCATAACACATCTCTTCACTTCCGAAGGCGACAAATAAGGAGCAAAATGCGTAGAAATGTTTAACTCCTTTGATATCTCCCCGGTGTCCTTTGTGTTTCGGTAATTTATCCCGCTCCAGTCAAGCTTTGTCATCTTCCCCGGTCTGCCGCCTTGTGGTAGTGGCATTTGCAGATATGTTAATTCGTTTTCTTTCTTCTTCGCCATTTCACTCCTTCTTTCTCTCTTTACTCTTGCCTTCCCTTGCCTATACAGGACAATTCCCCTTCTCTTGCCTTCCCCTTTGAGGGGAAGGGGGACCGCTTGCCCTCCGGTTCTTGCCTCCCTTGCTTAAAGGGAGGGGGACCGCTTGCGGTGGAGGGATTTTCCCACCAAATTCGCAAGCGTTTTTCATTTAACATTTTGAATTTTGCATTCTACATTCCAAAATTAGCACGTTCCCTTTCAATCCACGCCTTAAATGTCTCAACCAACATGTTATAGTCGTTAATCCATTTTGCCGCCAAGCTGTCCTCATTAGCTACCTTGTATGCTTCGCCCCGTAGCTTTGCTTTTGCCAGGTCAATAAACTCAATCGGAAGCATTACATGGTCTGTATCTTTTGCCTCTTCGGTTTTTAATGCAGGACGTACAAAGTATATAATCCGTATTTTGTCGGGTGTTGTCTTTTTTAAGTGTAACCCAACCCCACCACTAATTTTATAATATGTGTCGGGAAGCAACACACCGCTTGCAAGAGTTGACTTTATAAGCTGTGTGCTGTCTGCATATACTGCATGAATATCCTCAAACCTTATCCTGTCTTTACCATCAGACATATCAAGATTGGTTAGAGATAACACTCCGTTAAATGGTGCATCATTAATGCCAAACACCTGTTCGCCCTGTTCTTTTATAACCTCTCTGTATAGTAGCTGTTCCAGAGAATTAAGCCATAATATATAGCTTTCATCGGGAATGTCATAAGATATATCAGCCTCATTCCTTATATTGTCTATCAGCTCCGAAACCGTAATTCCGCTGTCAAACATCTCACCACTCCCTTCCCTTTATCTTTCGTCCCTTTGCGTTGTCACAATAATATTTTAAATATGCCGCTCTTGACTTTCTTATAAATTCACTCTTTCTGAACTCGTCAGATGTTTCAAGAAATATAATATTGTCTGCAATAGCATCCCGGTATAACGGCAACACAGGAACGTCATCATCTAATTTTTCAGGTGGCTTGTATTCTGATTCCTTCTCAAAAACAAAACCACTATACATTGATTGTAATTCCTCCACCGAATCCTCAAAAAAGTTGAAAAACCTTCTTTGTTCTATCGGTGTAAAAAGATTTACTTTCTCAAAAATTTTTATTAAGGTCACAGTTTTTCACCACCTCGTTTTTCCGTAGGGGCGGATATCATCCGCCCGTTTATTTGTTTGTTTTTTGTTCAGCAAGTGCCTGTTCTCCCTGCAATAACGCTACATCACCGCAGAGAGAATCCGACAATTACGGTTTATTCTGCGTAACCTACGCCTGTCAAACGGATACATCCGCCCGGATTGGTGCAAATCAAATCACCGTAGTTAACAAGCAACGCTCTGTATACGCTCTGATTTTCCATCAGATTAAATATTCCGGCGTTGTTTAATTCTGCAAACTTCCAATCAAGTGAGTGGAACTCAAGACGGTCTGATTCAACGCCCCACATTTCAGTTTCGGGAACAAATGGTTCATAAATAATATCAACCTCTCTGTTTCCGTATGTAAACTTTATAGCCTTAAATCCGCCTGTTATAGTATGAGAACGGTCTTCCATACGAATATTGTTAACACGCAAATAATCAATATAGTGTTTGTATGCTTCCTTACCACACATAAATGTGTCAACCTTTGAGCCTTTGTGTGTTTCTGCGGTTTCAAGTGCATCCCAGATAATTCCGTCACTTATATCATCGCCACAGTCATACACAGTAGGCTTTAATACCGGGTTAATTGTCTTGTCAACACCGTAAATTGTTGTAATGCTGTCGTCAAAGATAGCACCAAGCCCTGTAATTTCTCTGTTAAAAGAATTCTGAACAGTAACAAAGCCCGCTCCCACGCTTACAGAACCGCCATCAATTGTGATAGTTTTGTTTACTCTGTCAACAGCTAAAAGTCTGCGTCCTTTTACCGCAAGGCTTTCTGTTCCCTTTGTAACCTTTCCGTCTGTAACAGTTGCTTCGTAAATGTCAATGATAAGACCTTCTTTGAGGTTTCTTGTTTCAGCCACCTTAATAGTATTTGTAGTAGCAGCTTCTGTTGTGGTAAGAATACCTGTACCATTACCAAAGAGTGAACGTCCAACATTCCACTTTGCTGTTTCATAAGCACCTTTCACTTCTGTGTCAAGTGCGTTTGCCATAGCTCCGGCACTGCCTGTCAGGCTAACAGCTTTTTCAGAAATTACAACGTTTACATACATGTCCTTTGCATTTGTAATAAAACGTTCAATTTTTACTCCTCCGGCTGCAGGGGTTTCAGCTCCTTCTGCACCAAATCCAAAGCCACCTGATAATCCGATAGGTGCTGATGCCGCAATCTGATTTGATACTAATTTGATTTTCTTTGTCTTTCCAAGCAATGCCGAAGGTTCTATACCAAGCATGTTTTGCCATGCCGGTAAATAGTTGTATTTCAAAGCATTTGAAAAAGTGGCAAGGTTTTGACCATTAAAATTTGTGTTTGTTTCTGGCATAAATATCATCTCCTAAAATAATTTTGTTTTGAAGTCGCATCAACTAAACGCTCTTAAGAAATCTTCATAAGACCTTTTTGACGCTTCTTCTAATGTTTGTGGTTTTTCTTTTATATTCAGTGCCGCATTGACTGCACCGCTACTTGCAGACATCGGTGGCACTTGCTGACTTTGTTTGATTGTGTCAAGTCGCTGTTTTTCTATAAGCTCCTGAAATGCAGGATTGTTGTTGTAAATCTGCAATAATTCTTCAGCTGTCGGTTCTTTTGCAGGTTCAGGTGGTGCAGGCGGATTCTTAATCCTGTCAATGCCTGTCATCAGCATATATGCATTTATGTACTTTTCGTCCATCGGCATATCCTCTGACGATAACCACTTGTTGTTTTCTATAATTCCGTCAAGCTGTGGTAATATCTGCCGAATGTTCTGAAGCTCCGGTATCTGCGAGAGTGCAGATATAACCTCCGCTTTCTCCGCATCCTTCATTCCACGCTTGGCATATTCAAGAGCAGGTGTCATTTCCTTCATAATCTGCTGACGCTCATAGTTAGATAAATCTTCAGCAAACTTGGCAAATGCCTTCTGCTGTGTCTCCGCATCAGCGAAAGCCAATCCGTTAATGTCAAGTGTTGGTGGTGTAAGAGCTTCTTCAATAACCCTTTCCTCGTTCTTCTGCGAAAGCTCTGTCACAACTCCCTGTAACTGCTGATTCTGCTGTTTCAGAGCGTCTAACTCTGCCATAACCATCTGTAATTCCTGATTCTTTTGAGCCGCCATATTCGCCGCAATTTCTGCCGCTTCTGTAGATTGCTCGAGCATTGCTCCTTCTGTTGCTATTTGCTCCTGCTGTGCTTCATTCTGCTCCGCCGCCTGTTCCGGTGTAAGGTCTTGCGGAGTATCTTCTGTCACTTCTTCCGTCACCTCTTCAACCATTTGTTCGCCATTATTATCATTAGCAAACATTTCTTCTGTTGCCCTGCTTGCTTCATCAAATGTATTTGGCATAATTAATCATTCCTTTCTTTTTTTACATTGGCATCATGCCTTGCATCATTGCCATCTTCTGTTGTGTTTCCATTTCAATTATTTTTTTGTGCTGTCTTATATGGTCTTCAAGTATTGCCGCATACTCAGGCTTTTTGTGCTTCAGGATTTGGAAATCCATCTGCAGAATGTATCTCAAATGCTCTTCAATGTGTATTTCATGCTCGTCAAACTCTGAAACCTTTGGTATAACACCCTCTTCAAAGAAAGCATTCTCTCTTTGTGCCGCCTGAATTTGCAGTAAATTGATGTTCATAATCTCGGAATAGCTTCCGCACTTCATGTACTCTAACGCCATCAGCTTCACTCTTTCGGGAATCCTTCCGTCGCTATCTGCAAATAATCCCATGTTATAAGCATCAAAGAACCTTTGCTTCTGCATTTCCTCGCTCATTAAAAGCTCATTTTCCGTTGTGTACTCAACATCATAGCTGTTAATGTCTTTTGATGACCATGTAATAGCTTTTCCTATGTTGTTTTTTCCTACATATTGCACAACTCTGTATGTCTTTGCATACTTCTTGTATATTTTGAGCCACAATATTTCAAGCTTTCTTATGGAGTTCCTGTGATAGTCTCCCGTAAGAGATAATCTTGTGTTGTCTATCTCCATCAGGTTAGATATCGCAGTACCCGATGTAACCCCCGATGGCGTATTTCCTGTTACCATCAGCTGTGATACACCGGCAATGTATTCCATGTCATTCTTGAGGTTTTGTCTTTCAACCATGATTTCTGACGGAAGCTGTCCAATCTGTACCGGAGAAGGTGGGCTTGTTCCCTGGTGGTATAGTAAAATTGCCCCCGGCTCTAATCCCATCTGCTCATATCCTTCTATGTCAACGATACTTCCCTCTTCGGCAATATAGCTTCCTATCGGTATTCTTCTTATGTACTCATGAATTGAATTGATACATCCGTTGTATGTCCTCTGTAAAGGTATAAGGTCTTCAATAACTGACTTACCAAAAAACTGTCCCGGCACTTCATGACATATCGTCTGAACAATTGGTATCTCGTCATAAGGCAAATCCCCGTAATATACCAGATGTTCATTGCCTACAATGATAATCATCAGTCCGTTTGGTCTGTGCTTTGATGGTTTTTCAAAGTATGTTATAACCTTTTCCGCATTCTCCGCCGTTCTGTGCCCTATCGATATAACGGTGTTTTCATATCCAAAACCACCGCCCGAGCTAACCGGTGTCAGCTCAAAGGTTTCAATACTGCTTCCTTTAACCTCAATCCCGTAAAGGTCATATATGTCGTCAACTGTTTTGACTTGCTCAAGTATAATTGACCTTTGGTTTTCAATCCCTTGCTTGAATACGCTTTCGGGGAAGACTTCATAAGGTGTAACCAAACCATAATCAATATCACCCTGGTAATATGCTTTTTCGCTTTTCTTCTCTTGACCATTTTCATCAATCTCAATAACCGTCTCAACGGCATATTTGTCACCCTTGTTCTTGTCCCACCAGGATATCCAGAAACAGTTACCGCAAAGCTCATTCCAGTAAATCATGGTGTTCTTCTTTGTCTCAAAGTCAGACACTTTCTGTGTATACTGTAGAATGCTTGTTGATACATCTGCTTTTTGGTAATCTTCGTATTCATTAGTTGCAGGATTAACCTTCATCATGTAGTTAATCTTTTTGAGATTTGCTATTCTTGTCTGAATAAGTGGTGCAATGTTATTGAATGTCTCACGGTTCATCCATTCATATACCGGCTGTAGCTGTTCAATTTCTCCCGTATATGGTTGAATCTCACAGTATTGATTTCCCACAAGGAAGTTTGCATTGAGTGTCCATTGCCTTTCAAGCCCTGACCTTTCGCTTCTACGCTTTTCTAATTCTTCAGTGATATTTGCAATAATATCTTCCTTAAATAGCGTGTTTCCTTCTTTGTCAATCTCAATAACCTGTCTATCTTCCCGGTCTTCGGGTTTTCTTTTACCAAATAAACTGCCAATAGCGGCAGTAATTCCTGTTATCGGTGGAGAAAATCTTAAATTCATGTCTTATCTTCACCGCCTGTCTTTCGCCATCGTTCCATAACTCTTTCATGAGCTGAACGAAACCGTCTGCCCGGTTCACCCTTGTATTCGGTCAGAGTCTTGCTCATAATACGGTTATATAAGTCTTTGCGTTCGTAATGATGGATAACAGACTGAAAAACGATAAAACCTAATAATAAGTAAACTATCATCTATCTGCTCACTCCTTTATTTCTTGCCATCGCAATATCTTTGATGGCTTTTTAACCCTCTTTCGCTGTCAAACACTTTGCCGCAATCAGGACACTTAAACCCAGTATCTTGCTCCTGTTCCGCATCCTCTGTCTCTTCGTCATTCAAAGTCGGTTGCTCATCTTGGCTCTCTTGTGTAAAGGGAGCTGGATTTGCCGAAGGCAAAGACTGAGGGATTGTCTCCGCATCCTCATTTGTCTTTTCCCTTGTTGTTTGTGCGTTAAAGAATAACGAAGGAATGTTTGCAGGGTTTGACTTCGGAATGTTTGATTTTTCGTTTGGCTTTATCTCGTCAATAGCAATAATTCCTTCCTTAAGACAATTCTTGCAGATTATTACGCTGTTTCCTATTTCTCTTGTCTTCGATATAGCAAAAGACTCTGTACATCTGCACCCTCTTATACTGCATTTCCGCCTTACTTTTCTTGCATACATCTTAATCATCTCCTTTTTTGTTTATTTATCTTAAAAAGGCTTACACCTTAATAAAATCCTCGTCTTCTGCTTCCGCTTATCATTTTGTTTTTAAATCTTTGCAGGTCTTTTTCAAAAGGCGACCTTTCGTCCTTTTCTTTTGCCGGATATACATACTGTAAGCAGAAATACCGCAATACATCAGGTAAGTGCGTGATGTCATGAGGCTCTGTCATGCAATCCGTTGGTCTTTTTGAATCTCTCTGAAGTGCAGGTAAGCACTCTATCAGATTTTGACAAGTATTAAATATCTTTAGTCGGCTTTCGCCATTTTTGACTGTCAGAAGCTCTTTCACGGCTAACCACCCTGCTTCTCTGTTTCTGTTCCCTTTTAAAAGCGGCAATCCGTTTTCTCTGAATATGTCAGCTTTACTCTTTGCCGTTTCCTGTGACCTCGCCCATAAATCGTCAGGTGCTACGGTGTAGAGTATATTCTCCGCATCCGATAAAGCTATTAGCTCTTCAGCACCTTGTGATATCACCTTGTCACTCTCTGCATATTCCCGGTACACATAATAGTCACCTCGCTCGTCTATTGCTATCCAGAGACATGCCAAACAGTCAAGTCCGTAGTCAATGGCTCTGTAGCGTTTCCAATTGTCAGGAATAGGTATAGGCTCAATAACATGAATATTTCTGTCAAATTCAGAGAAATACTGTCCCGCAAGCATATCCCAGTTACCGTCACGCCAAGCCTGCCTTAATCCTTCCGAAAGGTTATTAAGCATATTCACATATCCGGGGTCATTATCGAGCAATACCTTGTTGTCAAATACTGTTGCAGATATAAACTCATAATCGTCAGGATTTTCGGTTTCTCTGTACTTGCGACTAACAAACAAACGTTTTACCCATTCATGACCAACTCCACCGGGGTTACAGGTTAAATACATTCTCTTCGGGAAACTGTTAGCACCACGCATACAGGCTGTAAGTGTTTCAAACTGAAACTCTGTAAACTGTGTTGCCTCGTCAATGAATATGACATCATATTCCTGCCCTTGGTATTGCAATACGTCTCCTTCCGATGCACAGTATCCAAGCTCCAATATGCTCCCGTTTGGGAAGTAAAAGCATTTTTCCTGTCGTGAATACTTGGCGAGTCCCTTAAGCATCGGCTCAAGTGTTCTCACATGGTTACGTTCCAAATCTTTGTATGTTCTTCTCAAAAGAAGTATTTTTATCCCCGGATAATACATTGCCAATAAAGGTGACTTATGTTGCACAGCCCACGACTTTCCCCCGCCTCTTGTCAGGCACCGCCATAGTTAACAAATCGTTTACGAGACTTAAAGAACTGTTCTTGTTTTGGGTTCATAGTCGAAATATCGATTATTGTTGTGCTTGGCGTCATCGGGCAATCACCTCACTTTCAAGCTTGCGATTAAGACTATCCGGCATACTCATCTATCCCTTCAGGAAGCTTAATGCTTACCGATACATTGTCAGTTGCCTTTCCGTCCGCCAATGCTTTCTTGTCATACATTGTCCCAATAACCGTTGTTAAATGGTTCACCGGAATCTCCTTTTCCTCGTCATCAAGCTCACGAGCTAATCTTTCAAGAGCTTTGTCAATAATCGCTTCTGCTTTGTCAGAAAATGATTTTCTTTTTTCCTTGCAAAGTTCCGCATACTCTTCCTTGTCTTTGTTCTCTTTGACTATCTTTCTAACAGTCGTTTCGCTAATCTTTAATTCCTTTGCCGTTTCTGCATAATTGCCTGTAATTGCCCAAGAGGTCATAATCTGATAAACCACCTCGGGACTTGTTTTCTTACCTCTCGACATTACTTCTCACTCCGCTTTCGTTTTTATTTTTTTGTACTGCTTTGCCCACCACTATCTTTGCAGTATCACCCCTCGGACCTTACCTTTTCTTTAGTCCTACCCAAACCACCTGTATATCAAAAAGAAACAAAAAAAATGAAGCATAAGGTGTTTTTTATCACCTCATACCTCATTATAATACTATTTAAGTGTCAGTTATCGGACAATTTTGCATTTTGTCAATTTACTATGTCCCATTTTTCATAAAATTCTTTCCGCATCCTGTATATTTTCTTCTCATTCAGAAAATATTCCCGTGAAATCTGCAAAATAGACTTGTTGTCGTTTGTAACCACCTCATACAATACTTTGTAATCTTCCCCGGCAACCTCGATGCAGAGATTTAATATTTTCTGCCGAACCTCTTCGGGCATCTCTTTTACATTAAGGCAAGTAAAATATATTAAGCCTTGTTTTTCATATGGTATTTTTATCCCTTTAAATTTTCTGAACATATCTCCTCCGCTTATACCTTTATCCTTTTAACCGTTTCGTCATTTACGTCCTCGCTTTCGTATCAAACCACATTCCCCGCTGCTTGTCATATCGTAAACCCGTCTGCCGCAAAATCTCTTCATTCAAGGCATCGGTGGTTATCTTCTTTTCGTATATGTCCTGCATTACTTTTATGTACCGCTTAATGAATCGTGTCAACCTTATCCTCTTCCACCCATAAAGCTCATATAAGATATACACAGGGACTACACCTAATGCACTTGCACTTATCTTTGCCACATCGCTTTCTAAAATTTTTATAACACCCTTGTATCTCTCAATCTCTGCCTTTTTGCAGTTGATTTCTTTTTGATAACAATTTATAAACTTTTGAATAATATCCGCATTTATGTAATTTTCATCAGATGGGCTTGACCCCTTTATTTTTTCAAGCCATTCAAAAGCATTAAGAATTTTGTCTCTAATCTCGTTATCTGTCATTCTGTTCTCCACTTAATCACCGCCTTATATATAACCGTTATGCTTTTTCTTCGCCTCAATATTTGATAATACTGTTTGAATATCAAAAGCACCTATTGCACAATGCCAATTCTCGCAACCGAACAGACGAAAAATGCAATTTTGACAACTTCCTTGATCCTTGCAATACTCAACAATAACTTTTGCACATTCAACCACTTTCTTATTGCTTATCATTTTCTTTCAACCTTTCAAACCATTCTTTGTAAACTTCCATAACATTGTTATAGTAGTTCGTTGTAAACATTCTCACGGTGTATATTCCATTTTGAAATATTACATTGTTTTTTCGTAAATACCACATAATAAATCGTTGGATTAGTTTATTCACTTCTCCCCACCTCTTTCTTTTGGTGTGCGTGTGTTCCAAGCGGTTATTGCATCTTCTTTCGTTGCTTTCCAACCGCATATAGCACCGCAACCACCTCTTTGTGCATTGCAAACAACTGTATATCTCACTTTGTCGCAACCCTCACAATAAACATTTTCGCAAGCATCATCATAACAAGCGATTATATTTATATTTTGTCCTTTGCAAAACGGACACGGTTTCAATTCAGCCATCACCCCTCACCGCCTTTCCCATATTCCAAATCCAATATTGAAAATTAACCAACAAAAACATATAACACAGCTGCCATTATAACGATACTTCCACGGTTGCCAATAAACCGTTGGCAAAAAGAAAAATATTCGGCTTGTTTTATCAACTTCAAAAACAAATTTAGGTTTTATGCTATATTCTTTCCTTGCGTTTGTGTCATTCATTATTCATCACCGCCTTTCTCGGTTGGGTGGTGGCTCCAATCAAGTTTTTGTCCACAATAATGACAGCATTGAAATTGATAATCGTTGTCGCATTGATTGATAACATTACCACCGCAATTAGGACACACGGAAGGTTCGTCATAATAGCCATCTTCAATCGGTCTTTTTGGCATCTGCTTTTCAAGTGCTGATATTGCTAATTCGTAATATAGTTTTCTATTTTTGTATAAACTATCACTTTCATTTGGCTTTTTACCAAAGCCGCTATCCAAAACAGCGACAGCTGCATCCCTAACACATTCAAAATGCTTTATTGCCTTTTGAATATCTTTCATTTCACCTCATCCTTTTTAGTTAAATCCTTGAACACAGCTACCATCGTTCCATATGCAGATATTTTGAAACCTTTGTATTTTGCACTTGAATAATCTTCTATCCTCTCAACTTCCTCTGCCACCAAATTCACAATATCAATCGAGTGCGTAATCAGTCCATCGTCAATATTGTTAATTACTAATTTCCCAAACTCCTTTATTGCTTCACATTTTGCCTTTCGGATATCCTCAAGCCTGTCCCTTACTGTAATCTCCGCATTGCCTGTTATGTTGTCCCTCAAGAATTGGTTTATTTCTCTTAAACGTTCAATCTCTGCCTTTTGTCGGTTGATAATTTCATCTTCTTTCGTTTCTTTTTCCTCCATTTCTAATCTATTCTTCAGCCACATAATCGCCATTGTAACAAACAGCTTTGTGTTGTCATCTCGCCCGGAGTAATCGCCTTCCCAATCATGCCTTTCAAACCATTCAAGAGCTTCTCTTTCGCTATCAAACCATTTTATTTGTTGTTCTAACTCATTGCTGAATTTTTCCGCTTGTTTAAAAGTTGTGCATGCGTAAAAGGCATCGCACCCGGAACAAGACCCCCAGCCAAACATAAGAAACCCTATTCTGCGACCAATATTATACAGTATTCTGCTGTCGCCCTGATAGTCATTGTCTTCAATTTGTATCACTATTGTTCCAAATGAGCTTAATAGTGGTTGATACCCTTCCCAAAAAAAGTTGTCAGTGCTTTTATAAATCCTCTCCAACTCATTATCTGTCATTTTACTCACCTCTTGCATAAACTCTCGTTCCGAATAATCTGCAATATACCTCTTTAACAACACCAAAGATTTCTGCCGCCTCAAATGTATAATCTTTTGATTTGTCTGTGTATTCAGTTCCTACAATAATCGAATCACCATTTATCTCTTTCACCTGTTTAATGTATGAACTTAATGTTCCTGTATGCTCTGTGCAATGAACCAAATCCCCTATATTTACATCTGCACCTTGTTCAATTATCGCATATGCCTGATGAGGAATGCTTAACCCTGCACCCTCTAAACAATCTCCACAAATCTGTTCAAGTCTAAATCTTTCATTTTCACTCTTCGGCTCATATATCCTTGTACTCATTTCTTTTTCACCTTTCTCTTTCCTTTTTTGTATACAATGCAGTTTTCACCCGGCTCGCATGGTCTACTCGTCCCGGTAACACCTATGTAATCGCATTTCATGTCCGTGTATTCTTTCGATGCTCTGTATATACATGTCTCACATTTTGCCATATTGTAGCTCCTTTATTGTATCGTTTCAAGTTCATAACAGATGTCTGACGGAATATTGTTTTCCCACACATAACTGTTCTTTAAAATGTAGTTATTGTAAGAAGAAGCCGTTTTGTTCGCTCTCATTTTCGCCTGTTCTGCCCAAGACTGCTTTTCTTCATTGTCAGAATCTTTGTACTGTTCATATGTGAGTTTGTCTGATTTGTAAGATGCAATCATAGAACGACATGTGTCCTCAACTTTCTTTCTTGTTCTGTAGTTTGTGTCATTATCTGCTTTTTGCACTTCATGAAACCAATTGTTCCACATAGCCTTACCACTCGGAGTGGCACTAAAAAACAACGATAACGCAATGATTAAAGTTAAAGAAATAACAATGCAAATATATCCAAATATTTTCATCACTCAAACACCTCCATTTTTAACACGGTATCTTCAACCTCAAACGGAATATCTGAATAAAGATATGTTCCTGTCCACTCTATATACTTTCCATCTGTGGTAAAAAAGAATATTCCCGAATCATTCTCTCCGTATGAACCGTCAACATCCGCAACCCATTTGTTGTAACATTTACTGCTGGCTCCGGTAGCCACTTCATAGTATTCACTGTCCGGTGTAAGGAAAGAATTTAAGCTTGATACTTTTCCGTCTACAACAAACCTTCCTACCGTAGCTCCACTTTCTGAAAACAACACAATGTATCCCAATGGCTTTTCCGCCTCACAAGGCAACGAATTCGCCTTTTCTCTTTGCCCGTTCACCCAATATGTACGGCGGATAAGATTGTATCTTTCCAATGAATAATCAATGTCCGTTGGTGTTGGTTGTGACGATGTTAGTTTTGACGTCACTTCATTTTGTCTTTCAATGTCTTCGGGTGTAGTTCCTATCTCACATCCCACTAAACACATCATTAAACTTGCCGCTACTAAAATTAAACTTATTTTTTTCTTCATAACTATTCCTCCATTTCAATCTTTAATGTAAACTCATCGTCCACATAACTCTTAATCCCTTCGTAAATTACCCCTATATACTTTTGAGCAATCTTTTTAAATATCTCCTCATCAGGATTATATCTTAAAATCACGTCACTTCCGTTTACTTCAATATCACGGTTCTGTAACACACATACAACAAATGGATATTTCGTCATCGTTGCAGAACTCACTCTTTCCCAATTGTCTTTTAATTCACTTATTTTCATGCTTCTCTCACCTCTACTATCACATGTGGATTTTCCTTGTCCACTCCGCCTTTTTTTAACCTTAACTCAATTACATT